ATGCCCAATAACTCTCGTGCAGAACCAATGGTAATGCCAGTTTTACTTCACTGTACTACTGAAAATGGATTGTTTATCGAAGAATCACAAACGCAGTACGGGGAAATACCTTTTTTTCAAGGTCGTGGGGCAATTCAAGGTATAAACGGCAACTGGTCTCAGACTTATGTCGTTTCTACGGTAAATCCTGAAACTTCAACATACAGTATAATTATCATCGATCCAATAAGTGGAGCAGAATGTTTTTTAATAGTCGGCGCTGGTTTCAGACCAGCCGGTACTGTTGAAACAAATCAAAGTGAGTAATGGAATGAATTATGAAAAAGAGTTGACAAAATCGATGCTGAATGATGTACATGCAGCATCTAAAACGATTTACCCAGACACGCCAATACCCATCGAAGAATTTCAAGAAGAAGTAAAGAATTTAGACTTCTACGAACATGGTGCGCCTAGAGGTTCTGGGTGGTCTGCTGTTACTGTTTACGGTATTGGCGAAGAGAAGACCGACCATCCATCGAAGTATGGTATAGAAAACCCAGAAAATTGCTGGTGTCTTGAAACAAAAGCTCCCAAAATTACAGAATATTTCAGAAGCGGCAAGTTTTTCAAAAACATGCGGTTCAAAAGAATACGCATAATGCGTTTAGACCCAAAGGGACTTATCAGGTCGCACTCAGATAATATGAAGAATAGTTTATCCAATGCGATCAACATCGAACTTGGACCCACACCACCCGAATGGGTAATGTTGTCTAAGACTTATAGAAGCAGTATTAACCTTTGGCCAGGCAGAACATATTTGTTTAACAATCACTTCTATCATACGGTTTTTAACCCTAGTGATAATTATAGATATCAAATTATTGTCCATTCAGAAAATGTAGATGAACTTGCAAGCGACTTTATTAGATCGGGAGACGATTTTATCCGTGGAGTGTGGACTGACAATGAAGAAAGAGACCACTTTGCACTGTGGAGCGCGAGTGGTAAAAGTAAGGGGTCTGGGTTAAAATCTATTCCTTACGTGAGAGAAACTTTAGAAGAACTCCAAACAATCAGTAACAATACAGGTAAATCAGGGTTATTTTTTAATGGAAAACTAAAAACCAATATTTGGATTAAGAATATGGATGGCGGTAAATACAAGAACTCTCTATATGAAAAGTTCTTAGAATGGAAAAAGGAAAACCGACCATCTTTTTTTGCAGAAGATTTTGTTTTTTACAACCCCGAAAAAAGAAATCACGATTGCTTTTTGGGAAAATACGAAAAAATAAAACATATAGATGTTCTTGATGAAACTCTGATGTATTGGATTTACTCGACTGATGCAATTGCAGATTACGAATCTCCCCATCATAAAAATAGAGATTTTGATTTGGTCATCTCTCCAGCTACGGGGACATATCATGAATATCTTATGAGCGCATTCAACTGTCATAATGCTCTCGCATTTGATAATTGCGAAAAAAATCTTAAGATTTTTAAGAATATACGTGAGTACTTTAAAGAAGAAGATATGGTAGCATGGGAAAAATTTGAGAAATACACAAAGAGGTGTTGTGATAGTTTAGACCACTTTTACAAAAAAGAAGTAGCCGGTATTAACACCATTGTCAAATACATGCAATACGTTTCACCTTTAGAGTTCAACCATCAAATTAAAAAGGGCAATTACGAATATATACTACTAGACCTTGTTAAAAATCCTGAAATTCTTTTGCCTTATGTGGAGAACAAAAGAGTTGTCATTAATACGAGTAATATATTTTCATACCTTTTAGTCGTTCAAAATATGCCATGGTCTGAAATTATGGCAGGTTGGGATGGTCTAATGTCTGTTTTGCACAAATCCAAGTATACCTACTTTATAGGAGAAGACCCATATAAAGTGAATAAAAGGTTTTGGATCTACGGCGAATAAATAATAGAGTAAAAACATCGACGGAGAATAAATTATGGGAATGATACGTGACCGTGGCCACGATGGTGGAAACACTTGGCGTTGGTTGACAATTGAAAAGTTCGTCAGGAAAAACGGATGGACTAAAGGAGCAGAACTGGGTGTTTGGCAAGGACAAACCTTTACGCACCTTGTTCGTACTTGCAAAAACCTTACTCTGATTGGTGTCGACCTCTACGCACCACAGCCAGAGAATAACGGTCCTGAAAAATGGACTGCAGGAGAAAATGGTCATCCTTGGGACCATGAGACGTACTACAATCGTATGAAACAATTTTGTGCACAGTACCCAGACCGTGCATTCATACATAAAAATTATACTACTGAAGTTGCAAACCAGATAGAAGACGAAAGTTTAGATTTTGTCTTTATTGACGCCGACCATGGGTATGAAGGTTGTTCACGTGATATTGATGCGTGGGCCCCGAAAGTTCGTAAAGGCGGATATGTCATGGGTCATGACATTCATTTCGAGACCGTATTAAGAGCAGTTACAGAAAGATACGGTGATAACTATAACGTAGAAGACGATTTTGTTTGGTGGGTAGAAAAACAATGAACATAGAAAAGAAAATTACACAAATCTGGATTGGTCCTAATCCCGCCCCTGTGAAGTGGATGGACACTTGGCGAGATAAACATCCAGATTGGACTTATGAAGTCTTTACAGATGACATGTTGCGCAATCGTAAGTGGATGAACCAACATCTAATCGAACATTATTATAACACAAAGAAGTACGCTGGTGTTTCAGACCTAATTCGTTACGAACTTCTATTGGAACGTGGTGGATTTTGGCCAGAGGCAGATATGGAATGTCTAGAGAACACAGACGAACTCTTCACTGCGCCTGCATACGTTGCATACACTTGTTATGAAAACGAAACATATAGACCCAACTTCGTACAACCAATTATGGCTTGCAACCCAGGCAACTTGTTTGTTCGTATGTTGGTTGAAACTTTGCATCAACTTCGCGCAGATCAGTTACATCCAGAACCTTTCAGGTCGACGGGAAATGAGTTCTTAAGTAGACTAATCCCAAATAATCTAGACAAGTTGAAGATTTGGCCTTCTCATTTCTTCATTCCTCAATTCTATGTCCGTGAAGCAAAACGGTACGATGGGGACGATAAGGTCTACGCAAATCATCATTGGGGTTCAACAGGGATGCCTTGGACAACGCAATATAGCGCCGCTGTATAAGATGTTTATCTCTCCAAAATACAAATTTATCTTTTTAAGAGTTCCGAAGACTGCATCAACCAGTCTTTCGGAATTCTTTATTCGTAACATCGATGATCCTGATGCCATTTACACCGAAGTGGATGATGCAAAAATACAAGGAACTCTTTCTGAAGAAAAACTTGTTGAAATAAGAGGTGTTCACGAAAACTTCCACCCATTTAAACATTTGCATTTAAACTTGCGGCAGATTGTCGAATATGGTATAGTGACTGAACAACAAGTGAGGGACTATTATTGTTTTGCAGTCTTGAGAGACCCTATTGAAAGACAAAAGAGTTTCTACTACTTTTTCAAGAGATGGGACAAGGACCTCAAAAGCAAACCTTATAGCCTTGAAGAATACAAGTACATGGCACCTCAGGGCTGGTTTGACGCAGACAAAGCAACAGGAGAAGATAACTCTAAACTCCTGCAATCAGATTTTTTAAAGTTTGATAATCAAACTCACGGCGAATACTGGTTATACGAAAATCTCACAGAACATTTAACAGATTTTATGTCAAAGATTAATGTTCCAATTACCCACAAATTAAACAATCATAAATCTCAATACAGAGTTGACAAAATTGACGCATCCAAACAAATAAGTTTTGACTACGATTCTATTTTGAGAATAAAAGATTATTTCCAAAAAGATTTGAACCTCTACACAGTAATAAAGAGAAAATATCATGCAGACCATCAAAGCCTACATTCTTACAATAGATAAACCAATTTCAAGGGAGTACGCCCAAACTTGTGCCGATTCGTGTGACAGAGCAGGCATAAATTGGGAATACTTTGAGGGTTGGTGTGATATCCCAGGCGTTCTTGCATGGGCTAGGTCAGGTATCAATTTGACTATCAACGAAGGCAAACCAATCACTTTGCCGCCTGCTGACTATCCATTCGAACCAAATCCTAATTTGCACGCTGGGGAGAAAGCGGAGTGTTGTACAGTTGGTCATGCGGCAATATGGAAGAAGATTGCTGAAGGTGATGAAGACGTAGGTATTGTTTTGGAACACGATGCGTTGATGTTAACAGAGATTGACATTGACATACCAGAAAATCGTATTGTAGTATTGGGGTACAAACTACCGCACCCAGAAAGATATGATCACGTTACTGCTGGTCCACCTGTAAGATTTGTTGACATTTTGGGACACGAAGGTGCACACGCATATGCAATGACAAAGAAGACTGCCCAGTTCCTTATTCACGAAATTGAGACAACTGGGAGACTAGGATGCGTGGACAATGCTTACTTCATCCTAAACCAGAGACGAACAAAAGTTCCTCTTTGTATCGCAGACCCAACTCCCGCAATTGGTTGGTTAAGAGAATCTACCATATGGAATGGTTCTGCGTATAGAAATTATGAGTTCATTGATTCATTTAAACAAAATTATAAATAAACAATAAAAACTAACTGTAGAGAACAATGATGTTAGATCTCAGAGAAACAGATAAAAAAGAGAGCAAGTCCAAGAAAAGGGGCAAGATCGGCTTTAAGGAGTTCGATCCCTCTAAGTATATCGAACTAGAACCTACGCTCAAAGAAGCGAAGAGTGACACAGTGGTGTTTTCATTCGGAAGAATGAACCCAGTGACTATTGGTCACGAAAAACTTGTCAACAAAGTTAAAGCGCTTGCGAAGTCTAAGAATGCGGACGCTCGCATATATTTGTCTCACACACAAAACAACTCTAAAGACCCTCTGAGTTACAGAGATAAAATTCGTTTTGCAAAAAAGGCATTTGGAAATGTCATTATTCAATCTAACGCAAAACAAGTTTTCCAAGTTGCTGCAGAACTTGAACAGGCTGGTTATAAGAACATAATCATGGTAGTCGGTTCTGATCGCATCAAAGAATTCCAAACAATTCTCGACAAATACAACGGCAAAGATTATAACTTCAATTCAATCAGTGTTGTTTCTGCAGGTGAACGCGACCCGAATGCAAAGGGCGTTGAAGGTATGTCTGGTACCAAACTTCGTGGGATTGCGAAGGCAGGAGACTTTGAGATTTTCAAACAAGCAGCTGCGTCTGGACTTTCTGACAAAGACAAAATGGACATGATGAAATTAGTTCAAAAGAACTTGAAAGAGTCAGAAGAAATCTCAGAAGCGCCACTAACAAGAGCACAACGTTTAAAGCGTTCTCGACTATTTCGCAGAATTAAACACAAGATCAAAAAGGGTCGTGAAAGAGCGAGTAGAAGACGTGCATCGATGGAAGTGATTCGAAATCGTGCAAACAAACAAGCAAGACTTTTCTTCAAACAGAGATTAGCCAAAGGGTTGGATTATAAGGAACTACCTTATGGTCAAAGACAGGCAATCGATACTCGTCTAGCAAAAATATCCCCTGCAAGAATTAAAGCAATCGCTAAGAGACTTATTCCTAAAGTCAAAAAGAGAGAAATGGATCGTGTCAAGGCTCGTACCATGCCTTCTGAGGGTGTGGCACAAGACAAACAAATCAAGGATATGCCTGGCACACAACCAAAAAAGTACTATAGCGGTCTTGACAAGAAAGAAAAAGAATCACGTGCAAGACAGTTCGCTCGTCAGTCAAAGATGAGTGATGATGATCCTCGTGCTTACAAACCTGCGCCTGGCGACGAAGATGCCAAAACCAAACCTTCTAAACACACAAAGAAGTTTAGTCAGATGTTTGGCGAGTCACTTCAAGAAGCGTCTCAAGCAGACACCAGATTTCGTAAGAGACCGCACATGGCACTCGAAAAGAACGGGACAGTAAAATTTGACCGTCGCTTTAAAATGTATCGTTCAAAAAACCAGATCAATGAAGGTTATGATGATCCTGCAGAGGATTTAGCAAATCTCATGTTAGACATGGATGCCTTTATAATGTCAGAAGATTTTGACGTTCTAATGGAGTCCGATCCAACGGAAGCACTCAAGAATAAGGCTGAAAAATCTGGTATATCGTACGGTATACTTAAGAAAGTTTTTGATCGTGGTGTAGCTGCGTGGAGAACAGGTCACAGGCCTGGAACAACCCCAACACAGTGGGGTCTTGCTCGCGTAAACTCTTTTGCTACAAAAGGCAAGGGCACTTGGGGTAAAGCGGACAAAGACCTTGCGGATAAAGTTCGCAAGGAAGAATTCGATTCTATCGAAGAGAACAAACTTCTCCATTCCAAAGAATACAAACATGCTGCAGACACCCTACAAAAAGTTTGGGACCGCAAAAAAGACGATGCAAAACACAGCATAGAATATTACGCAGCTCAAATTGCAAGACAGTATGACAACGTGAATGCTCGTGAATTGGCAAAAATGGTCAATGAAGAAGTGTCTCAGAAACAAATTGACGACTTAGAAAAGTTTGCAGATCGTATTCTTGCAAAGTTTGACGTTGACGTTGAATTCACAAAACACTTCGTTGACAGAATGAATGACAAAAGAAACTCACCAGAAATTAAAGTGGTAGAGTTGCAAAAGTTGTTCAAAAAAATCCAAAAGAACAAGGCTCAAAATATTAAAGGGAACGTTGGTATTGAAGCAGTTCTTAAGGACCTCTCTTCAGACCTCAATTTGCCTGTAGTTATTAAACGTAGAGGCGATGAAATTGAATTGGTCAATAAAACAATTATGAGAAAATCCGATTTCAAAACATCAAACAAGGTAATTAAATACGAGGACACCATGAAAAGGTTCAGCGATCTTTATTCTGAAGAAAAAATCTTAACAACGGACGGAAGAATGAAATCCTTCAAAGAAAAACTCAAGAAGTTGGGTTATAAGAAAATAGAAGAACGTAAATCTTCAACTGGTTACGAATTGTACCACAAGGATTTTTCTTCAGCGATGAAACACGCATACGAATATGCGAAGAAGAAGTACAACATCGAAGTGGACCCAGAAGAAATCGACAATAAGGTTGCATCTGGACCTCGTAAACCTTCTGCTGGTAAGACAAACTCATACCGTCTTCTAGACAAAGATGGCAAACGTGCAATCCAAGTTCAAGTTTATAACATGGACAACAAGGGTTATGAGTTGAACATGTACAAAGAAGACGTGAACGTTTCTGAAAACAAGAAAATGTCTCTTCAAAAGAAACTTGATCAGGTGTCTGAACCTTCAAAAAAAGGCAAAGAAGGCGTTACCTTGAAGAAAGCACCATGGGAAAAGAAAGAAGGGTTTGATCTTGGTCTAGAACTTATAGAGGGTATCAACGATCCAGGCATCTTCAAGGCGGTTTTCCTTGCGGGCGGACCAGGCTCTGGTAAATCTTTCATGGTTGGTAGAACTGCGTTGACTTCTCTTGGTCTAAAATTGATCAACAGTGACCCTGCATTCGAAGCGCAATTGAAGAAAGTTGGATTGAAACCAACACCAGATGATATCTTCACTCCTAAGGGTCAGGCTGCGCGTGACAAGGCAAAGGGGTTGGTCGCGAAACAACAGAAACTTGCACTAGATGGTCGTCTTGGACTTGTGATTGATGGCACAGGTAAGGATTACGACAAGATCGAAAAACAAGCAAAAGACCTTAAAGCACTGGGGTATGATGTGGCAATGATCTTTGTCAACACCAATCTAGAAACTGCAATCTCTCGTGATGCGGCACGTGAAAGAACACTGGGCGCAAAAGAAGTCACGAAGATGTGGCAACAGGTTCAAGACAACATTGGTAAATTCCAGTCTTTCTTTGGTAGCAACATGATCATCGTAGACAACTCTGAAGGCGCAAACTGGCAGAAGGGTTCTACTGATGCATACAAGAAGATGTCTAAATGGGTCTCACAACCGCCCTCTTCCCCAATGGCAAAGAAGTGGATTGCATCCGTAAAGGCACAACGTGGCATTACTGAGTCCGATCTGGCGACGATTGTTAACGGTATCTTGGAGAGCAAAGACCAAGAAGGTTTCAGAAAACTGAGTGACATTTTCAAAAGAGAAATTAAAATGGTTGGGGAAGGTGTTGTTGTGAAAAAAAACAACCCACCAGAATTTGGTAAAACAGAAACTACTAAGTTATTTAAAAGCATGACACCTGGCCAAAAGAACGAAAACACTTCTCCGAAATTTGCTAGACGAATCAAAGAAAGTGTAACCCGCAATAATAGAAGAAAAAAAGGTTAGGGTAAATGTACGAATACAGATGTAAAATACTTCGTATAGTCGACGGAGATACCGTTGATGTGGATATTGACTTAGGATTTGGTGTCTGGTTGCATAGAGAACGTGTACGTATCATGGGTATCGACACTCCTGAGTCTAGAACGAAGGATGAGGAAGAAAAGAAATTTGGTTTGGCTGCAAAAGAATGGGTAAAGGATCAAATGCCTATTGGTAGTCATCAAATTCTTAAAACAGAAATTGATACGTCTGGTGAAGATAAGAAGGGAAAGTTTGGACGCATTCTGGGCGACTTCCTTCTAGAAGATGGTGAAGTAAGACTTACAGAAAAGATGGCAGCTGCAGGACACTGCGTTCCCTATTTTGGTGGGTCTAAAGAAGAGATACAAGCACTTCACATGAAAAACAGGGAAAGACTGTTGATTGAAGGCATAGTAAAGTGAAAAGGTTTAAACAACATATTCACGAATCCAGATTTGGTTTGTTTGAGGGGGTAACAGTCCCCCTTGAACAGCCTATGATTGAAGCAGAGGAACAAGAACTAGACTCGCCCAAAAGAAATTCTGGAGACGGCAAGAAGTATGTTGTTTATGTAAAAGACCCCGACACTGGGAATGTCAAAAAAATTACATTTGGTGATGAGAAGGGCGGGTTAACGTCTAAGATTAATGACAGAGAAGCTGCAAAGAATTTCGCAGACCGTCATAATTGTGATACGAAATCTGATAAGATGACGCCTGGATATTGGTCATGTCGTCTTCCGAAATATGCAAAAGGGTTAGGACTTAAAGGTGGCGGAGATTACTTTTGGTAAACCTTATACTGATGAACTGGGCGATATCGACGTGTCCAGAAAGTTCGATGTTTCTTCTGATGGTTACGTATGGCACAGAGATGCACATGATCGTGTCATAACAGTTGTAGAAGGTAACGGTTGGCAGTTTCAGGTGGAGGGATGTTTACCATTCCTTTTAAAAAGAGGGTTAACTTTTAAAATAGAAAGTGGCGTTTATCATCGGTTGATTAAAGGCGTTGATGACCTACATATTAAAATAGTCGAAAATAAATAAATAAAAACAGGTCAAATCCAAATTTTTAAGGAAAGTAAAATGAATTTCAGAGACAAAATCAACAGTCTTTTCAGCGGATTAACTTTTGATGCGCTCGAAACGATAGAAGAGAAGAAGAACACATCCTATAAAGAAGGTTCTTTGGACAAGGTAAATCCTGATGCTTTGAAGAAAAACTTCAAAGACCGCAAAGACAAAGACATTGACAACGATGGCGATGTAGACGACTCTGATGAATATTTGCACAATCGTCGCAAGGCGATCAAAAAGGCAATTGCTAAAGAATCCTTAGATGAAGAATCGAAAACAATTGCATCAATGAGAAAAATTGTTGCTGACAAACAAGCGATGAAGGTTGACGGTGTCATGGTTGACATGTTCACTGCCTCAGCAGTCACTCAAATTTACGACAAGGTGAATGATGCAAACAAGGCAAAGTTGGATGGTATGAAAGCCTCCCAACTTGCAAACATCGCATATAAGATGATGAAGAAAGAAGAAGTCGAAATTGATGAAGCGGCACCAAAGTTAAAGGGCGATTACATTAAAACCCAACGCGAAAAAGATCGTGCTCATGACGCAGCGATGGGTCGTACTGCAACTGGTCGTAAGAAACCGCAGCGTGCAATGACTTCTACCCAACGTTCTTTGGCGTCCATGCGTAAAGAAGACCTTGACGAAAACAAAATGACAGGCAACTATGCCAGAGTCATGTATGATTATCGTGAAGACTATTATAACATCACGGTATACAAGAATGGTAAGGAAGTAGCCTCAGATGACGGATACTTTGGTGCAAACGAGACAGGCAACCCTCTTATCAAGAAGTTTACTGATATTGTCAAAAAGGCTGGGCTGAAACCAGAAGGTTTACCAATCGTAGACGAAGACGGCAAGAAGGGCGTGTTCAAAGGAAATACATTCAAGTGGAACACAAAAGAAGAAGTTGAACTGGATGAGGCAAAATCTAAAGAAGAAAAGATTGCCGATTTAGAGAAAATGCTGAAGGGTATCAGTGGAAACACATCTTCAGTGAAAATGAAAAAATATGCTATCCAGAAAAAAATCAACGATCTAAAAAATGAAGAAGTCGAACTAGACGAAAACATGTCACGTGTTGCAAAAGAACTTGAAGACTATGCACGTAAGAATGGTGGCATTGACAAGATGGACTTCATGAAAGCGGCAATGATGATGAAGAAAGGTCAGACCAACCAACTGAAAAAGTTCGTTGATGATCTGGACACAGAACCACGTGAGAAGATTCTATCTCTAATGCAGAAAGATGAAGCTATACTTACTGGTAAAGACAACGATCACCTTGAAAAAAAGTTAGACAAGGTAAGAAATCGTACTCAAAAAGCTATGAATCAAAAAACAAAGTCAACGATGGAAGAAGTTGAACTAGAAGAAAAAGTCGATGTCAAAGGAATTCAAAAAGCGGTTGACGATGGTAAGTCCATCGACGTTATCATGACCATGTTCGCTAACAAGCGCACAACCAATACTGATGAAATCCGCAAGGTCGTAAAAGACTACATGTGGAAGAAACGCATGAAGAAAGAAGAACTTGACGAAGCCAAGAACTATGAAATCAAAGACGGCAAGGTTCATATATCGAAGGCAAACTTCCGTAAGGTTCACAAAGACTATAAGAACGCAACAAAGGGACAAGAACGTATGATGGCGCTTGACCCTAAAACTGGTGCAACGACTTCGTTCCCAGTTGTTTTCACTGAGTCTGATGGATTTGAAAATTCATTCCGTCAAAAGTTTGTTGAAAGTCTTCAAAATCGTTTAGTAGAAAAATATGCAGAAGAAAATGGTATTGATATCAATTCTTTGACTGAAGAAGAATTGGACGAAGTTATTGGTGCTATTGTTCGTGGTGTTAAAAAGGTCGCTAACAGGTTGTCTACTTCAGGTCGTGCAGATGCGGCAGAAAAAAGAGCAGCTGCAGCAGAGAAGAAAAACAGAGACAGAGAACGTATCCAAAAGGCGCAACAAAGGTTAAGAGACGCTCAAAAAGCTGCTCAAGACCGCGCTAACGCATAAATACTTTCACAAACCCAAAACTAAGGAGAACAAAAATGGCACTTTGGGGAAAAACTGACACATTAGCGGATGTTCCAAAATGGTTGGAAGATGATGCTAACAATACAAACAAGTCACATGATCGTGATCTTGCAGTATTTGTGGACACCGAAGAAGCTGGAGAGACATCCAACCGTGCAAAGGGTCTTAAGACCCCAGGCTGGAACCTATACCACACATATACTGATGGTTTAGGTAACACTCGTCACAAGGCTGAATCGCTCGTAGTAATGAAAGTGGCTGCAGCAGATGCAGGTGACGATGGTGTAACTGGCAACACAGATATTGAAGATACTATCGTAGCTGACCCGAGCTAATAGTTAAGTAATTCGATATGAGATTGACAGAACCAACCTTTCTAATGTATGCAATGAAAAACTATGACAATCCTCATTGTTCAGATATAACTGAATTTGAGGAAGACATGAAGAGATTCCAATACTTGCGGAAACTCTTTGGTCGTTATAGGCAAGAAGGAGACTTGAAAGAAAGGTTGATTCTGAATCATATGATAATAATTTATAACGTTTTCGGGCCAAATGCAACGAATATGTTGTTTATGAAACTACCCGAATACCATGAATATTTAAAACCATTTGTAGAGTATTTGAATTTTATGCCTCAGGTAGTTATGTATGATGATATAACTATCAATAAAGACAGTGTGGTATCAGACCCGCGCATAATTCAAGTACTTAAGGAAATTTAGATGGTCGTAGATCTATTCCTAGTTTATTCCTTCATTAGAAAACTAGTCACACCGTTTGATCAGTGGGAAGCGTATAAACTTGGCATCATTGATGAGAAGGGAAACATTCTTATCAAACGCAAAGATTTTTTAAAGAAGTCTCAGCGTGATGCGTTTGGGATTTTTGATCTTATGATTTTAAACATTAAAAAACTTCTAGCCAAGGTTCCTGGCGGACAGACAAGATTGGCGTCGTATGCAGCTGCATTGTTTTTGATCAAAGAATGGCAACATTTTTCTGAAAATTCGCTCTTGACAGAAGATGTTGATGATGATATAATACGGCTGTCAGTTATGAAATTTAATGATGAGTATTTGAAGCCCCTTCTAGAAGGAGAATAGATTATGCCAATTGGTATGTTGTTCATCGCCAGATGGTTTGGTGGTGGTGCACCTCACGCAATTAATGAGTATTATGGTAGAGGATTTCCAATTCCATTTAGTGGACAGATTGCATTTTCGGATTTTGATGCATACTTTCGCCGTAGAGGTATTACACCAAGAGAAGCGTCAACAGTAATGTTTTCAACCACAGTAGATGTATAGAGATTAAAATGGCTAAAGGTATCATATTTAAAAAACCAGAAAATGCAAAAGAGTTAGCAAACCCTGAAGTTCTCATTCAGGGTTATGGTCGTATGAACCTTGACACTTTAAAAAAGAAAATAACAAAAGACCACATCGATGCTGCAAAATATCTCAAAGCAGACAACTTCGACAGTTATCAATACGCAATGAATAGTATTGCAGAATTTGTGCAAGCGGTTCTTGATGTAGAAGCAGAACTGGATACCCCTCGTTACAAGAGAATGAAAAGAAGGCTTGGAGAAGAACCTGTCAACAACGTTGGTGGTGGTAAAATTGCGGGTTTAGGTGTTGGACCGCAGGGTGAGCCTGGATTAACTCGTGCACAGCAACGTAGATATAAGAGACGTAATCAGAAAGATTTGCGTAATTTTATAAATACTATAACAAAACCGTAATTTAGGAGAATAAAAATGTCCGTAGAAAAAATCATCGCAGCTGCATTGGCAAACAACCCTATGCAAATGAAAAAAGAATTCGAAGAAGAAATGAGTGTTCGTGTAGAAGCTGCTCTAGAGCAGAAGTATCGTTCTATGCTTGAAGCAAAAGACGAAGATGAAGACGAAGACGAAGAAGATGATGAAGACGAAGAAGATGAGGATGATGAAGACGAGGATGAAGATGAAGAAGACGATGAGGACGAAGTCGCATTCGAACAGAAAAAACCTCGCGCTTCTAAGAAATAAGGTTGATATAGTGTACACTGATGCTTGCTTCAATTAAAATTGCTGCAGTTGTTGTTGTACTCGCTACTGGCGGGGTGGGATACCTTTACGTAACAAAACTTCAGAGCGATCTAGAAACTGCTCGGGCTAATGTTGCGAGAATGGAAGTCGCCGTACAAACTGCAGAAGCAAGTATCAGGGTACTACAAGAAGATCAAGCAAAGATAACTGAACTTAATCAACAATTATCTGCTGACCTCCAACGTGCAGAAGCGTATGGGGATGATCTTCGTTCAAAACTCCAAAGACATAATTTAACTGCTTTGGCTCTAAAGGAGCCAGGTCAACTTGAAGGGAGAATGAATGGTGCGACTGCAAGACTATGGCGTGAGTTGGAACAAGATACTGGTGGTAGCGGCGACGCTCCCCTTCCTAGCTGGTTGCAGTCTCGTGCGGCCGGAGCCGGAGATACAAGTGGTGACGGAGATACAGAGGACGACAATCCCGACAGTAGCCAGACCGAAACCGATCAATCTAACTGATACACGTCTCTATGTTGTAAACGAAGAAAACCTTGAAGAATTCCTTGAGGAATTTGAGGCGGTTAATGGAAACCGTGCATTTGTTGCGTTTTCAGTAAAAGACTATGAAAACCTCGCTCTAAATATTGCAGAGCTTCGTAGATATATAAATCAACAAGGGGAAATAATAGTATACTATGAAACAGCGGTAACCCCTACGGCTGAATAAATAATGAAAAAAGAAACCCCTATTTGAGGGGTTTAATTTTCAAGGGGAAACACTGTGTCAGACGAACTTAACGATTTAAAAATCGACATTGCTCTGATAAAAAAAGATATCAGACAAATCGAAAGATTCTTTAATAAAATAGATGATATCGTTGAAACAGTCAAGGATATCATTCGTGATGCAGCTGTTCAAGAACAACTCAACAAATCTATCGAAGAAAAACTCTCTTTCTTGGAAAGAAAGATAGAGGAACATACCCGAATCGATGTTGAAGCCAGAATGGCTTTGAAAGAAGATATCGATGAAACTCGTGACGAGTTCACAAGAGAACTGAAAGAGACTACCAAGACAATTTCCAAAACGGATGATCGTACAGACGAAATTCTTGACAAAATGGACAAAATGATGGATCGATTTGATGAAAAAGTCGATAAAATCAATGATCGTGTTGCAGAATTGGAAAAAATGCGTTGGTGGGCGATGGGTGCGGTTGCAGTCATCATCTTCTTGATCACCTTAGGTTCTTTCGATCTTATGCAATTTTTAGGTTGACAACCCTTCAGAAATGGTGTAGACTCATTTACATCATATTCGGAGGGTTTTTTACATTATGGTTGACTTTACAGACTTACACTATGCCCAGATACTTTCTGGTCGGCTAGAGAACTTCAAAGTTCGGTCTACCAACCCATACAAGATAAATTTTCGTTGTCCACTCTGTGGCGATTCTAAGAAGTCACGTGTTAAGTCTCGTGGTTGGTTGATAGAAAAAGACAACACCTTTTTCTATTACTGCCACAACTGTGGTGAAAGTCAAACATTTTCCTTTTTCTTGAAGACTATTGATTCGCTAGCCTACAATGATTGGGTGTCAGATAAGTTTCTGAAAGGTGAAAAGAAGGGGTCGACTAATTTTTTCAATGAGACTGAAAAAAAACTTTCTGTGTTGAAAAACAACCCCCTAAAAACCATAAAAAAGGTAAGTCAATTATCTCACAATCATGCTATCAAGAGATATATAGATAAGAGAAAGATTCCTCCGCATCAACATTACAGGCTTTATTACACCAAAACATTCAAGTCTTGGATCAACGGAATAATTCCCGATAAATTTGCAAATGCCGACAAGGATGATCCTCGTCTAGTCATTCCATTTTTTGATAAAGACAAAAAAGTATTTGGAGTTTCTGCACGTGGATTCGATCCTAATGGTATTCGTTATTTGACGATAATGTTCGAAGATCGTCCTAAAGTATTTGGTCTTGATACAGTAGACTTTAATCATAAGTATTATGTCGTAGAAGGCGCAATAGACAGTTTATTCCTTTCCAATGCGGTGGCCATGGTCGGCGCAGACGGAAATGTTGACGCTTTAGAAAATCTTGATAATGCAATTTTTGTGTTTGATGCTGAACCTCGTAATAAAGAGATTCATAAGAGGATGGAAAAGGTCATCCAAAGAGGACATAATATTTGTATATGGCCTGATAACGTGCCAGGCAAAGACATAAATGAGATGTATTTGAATGGTATGAGAAACTTTGAAGAGATTATATCTCAGAACACATATAAAGGTTTGGAAGCAAACCTGAAATTACAAAGGTGGAGAAAAACATGAAAGCACGACTGATTAGTTACAGTCAACCCGATAATATTATCGGACTAGATGATGTACAAGACCTCATTGCATATTGCGCAAGGGTATCAAACCCATCTGGACAGATGAACACGGAAACATCTACAAAACTTCTAAATTACCTCTCAGAACATAAACATTGGTCGCCATTCGAAATGGTTTCAGCTTGTATCGAAGTTGAAACGACACGTGACATTGCACGTCAAATGTTGCGGCATCGTTCTTTTTCGTTTCAAGAGTTTTCTCAGCGTTATGCAGACCCCGTAAAGGAACTAGAGTTTGTCAAACGTGAATGTCGACTACAAGACACCAAGAACAGACAAAACTCAATTGACATTACCAGTGATCCTTCTCTGGTAGAAAACCAACAATACCAAGATTTAATTGTGGAATGGAACCGCAGACAAACTGGTATTATCGAACTCGTCAAAAAACATTATAATTGGGCAATAGAAAATGGTATTGCCAAAGAACAAGCACGTGCAATTCTCCCTGAAGGATTGACCGTGTCTAGATTGTATGTGAATGGAACAATTCGTTCGTGGATTCATTATATTGAACTGCGTTCTGGTAATGGTACACAAAAAGAACATATTGAACTAGCAAGGGCATGTGGAGAAGCTATCACAAAGATCTTCCCTCTGGCAAAAGAATATATTAATAATTAAGCTAAGGAACAATATATGACACAAGTAACTAAGAGAAATGGTTCAAAAGAATCATTGGACATTGAAAAACTTCACAAAGTCGTCTTTTACGCATGTGAAGGAATTACGGGAGTTTCTGCAAGTGAAGTAGAAATCAAAAGTCAAATCCAGTTTTACAACGGGATTACTACTAAGGAAATTCAAGAGACGCTTATCAAAGCAGCTGCAGACCTTATTAGTGAAGAAACTCCAAACTACCAATACGTTGGTGGTCGTTTGATCAACTACGCACTTCGTAAGGAAGTGTATGGACAATACCAGCCTTGGGATGTTAAGAAGTTGGTCAAACTTAATGTAGACCGTGGTTTCTATGATCCAGAGTTACTTGAAAAATACACTGAAGAAGAATGGGACAAGATCAATAATTTTATTAAACATGACCGTGACGAGAATCTAACTTACGTTGCAATGGAACAATTGCGTGGCAAGTACCTAGTACAAAACCGTGTGACTGGTGACATCTTTGAAACGCCACAAATGTGTTATATTCTGATTGCAGCCACGTTGTTTCAGAACTATCCACAAGATACACGTTTACAATGGATTAAGGAATACTACGATGCAATTTCTCTTCATGATATTTCCCTTCCTACTCCTGTTATGGCTGGCGTTAGAACTCCTCAGAGACAATTTTCATCGTGCGTACTTATTGAGTCTGGTGATTCTCTTGACAGTATTAATGCAACCTCTTCTAGCATCGTTAAGTATGTAAGTCAGAAAGCAGGTATTGGTATTGGTGGTGGAAACATTCGTGCGATTGGGTCACCGATTCGTAAAGGGGATGCTTTCCACACTGGTGTTATTCCTTTTTACAAACTGTTTCAAGCGAGCACAAAGTCTTGTTCTCAAGGTGGTGTCCGTGGTGGGGCTGCGACTATCTATTTCCCCATCTGGCATTACGAAGTAGAAGACCTTGTTGTTCTCAAAAACAACAAGGGCACAGAAGACAACCGTGTTCGTCATATGGACTACGGCGTGCAGTTCAACAAGTTGATGTATGAACGACTTATTACGGGTGGAGATATCACTCTTTTCTCGCCCAGTGACGTGCCTGGACTTTATGAAGCTTTCTTTGCGGACCAAGAAGAATTCAAGCGTCTCTATGAAACCGCAGAACGCAATACACGACTACGTAAGAAAACGATTAAGGCGATTGAACTCTTTTCTATGTTCATGGAAGAACGCAAGAACACTGGTCGTATCTACCTACAGAACGTAGACAACGCAAACGATCATGGTTCTTTCATTCCAGAACTCGCACCTATCAGACAATCAAATCTTTGTGCAGAAATCGACTTGCCAACCAAACCATTAAATGATATAAATGACCCAGAAGGTGAGATATCACTATGTACGTTGTCTGCGATTAACTGGGGTAATGTTCGTACTCCAGCAGACTTTGAACGTACATGCGCCCTGGCGGTTCGTGGCCTTGATGCCTTGTTGTCCTATCAGGACTACCCCATCCTCGCTGCACGTCTCTCTACAGAGAAACGTAGACCCCTTGGCATTGGTATTATCAACTTTGCATATTGGATGGCAAAGAACGATTTGTCTTACCAAGACATTACACCAGAAGGTCTTAAACTCGTTGATGAGTACGCAGAAGCCTGGTCTTACTACTTGATCAAAGCATCTGCTGATCTTGCAATTGAGTTTGGCACGATTTCTGGGGTTATGGAAACTAAGTATGGTCATGGAATTACTCCTAACCAAACATATAAGAAAGATGTTGACGAACTTGTTCCTCACGTAGAACGTATGGATTGGGAAGGTTTGCGCGAACAACTGCGACAAACTGGCATCCGCAATTCGACATTGATGGCTCTCATGCCAAGTGAAACGTCTGCACAAGTTGCGAATGCGACAAATGGGGTTGAACCACCTCGTTCTTTGATTTCAGTCAAACAGTCAAAACATGGTGTTCTTAAACAAGTTGTGCCTGAGTTCAAGCGTCTGAAGAATAAATATGATTTACTTTGGTCCCAAAGGTCTCCAGTCGGATACCTCAAAATAATGTCAGTTCTTCAGAAGTATATTGACCAAGGAATTAGTATCAATACAAGTTACAATCCAAGATTCTATGAAGACGAAAAGATTCCTATGAGTGAAATGTTACAACACATGTTGATGTTTTACAAATATGGAGGCAAACAACTTTACTACTTCAATACCTATGATGGACAGGGTGAAGTTGACGTTAATAAATTGATGGAAGACCTACCTCAAACAGAACTAAGTGATGATGAAGCTTGCGAAAGCTGCACAATTTAATTTATTTTAGAAGGAAAGAAAATGAGCGTTTTTGACGTAGAGAATCGTGTTGACCATACTACTGTAAAGATGTTTTTGGACCCATCTGGCGGCCCAACGATTCAACGGTATGACCAACTAAAATATAAATCCTTTGACAAGTTGACAGATAGCCAACTTGGTTTCTTCTGGCGTCCAGAAGAAGTTGATATCTATCAAGACGCAAAAGATTTTAAATCACTTACTGCACATGAACAACACATCTTTACTTCTAATTTGAAAAGACAAATCCTTTTGGATTCTGTACAAGGTCGTGCGCCTGTAGAGGCGTTCAATCCTATTGTCAGCCTTCCAGAAATTGAGAATTGGGTCCAGACTTGGACATTCTCTGAAACAATTCACTCGCGTTCTTACACACATATCATTCGCAATGTCTATAGTAATCCTTCTAAAGTCTTCGATGAAATGATGGACATTGAAGAGATTGTAGATTGTGCGGGTGATATCTCAAAGTACTATGATGATCTAATTAACATGAGTGCGTGGTACAATCTTCTTGGTGAAGGTACCCACACGGTCAACGGCGAAGAAGTTGTTGTTGATCTATACGAATTGAAAAGATTGTTGTGGCTCACTCTAATGAGTGTCAACATTCTAGAAGGTGTTCGTTTTTATGTTTCGTTTGCCTGTTCGTGGGCATTCGCAGAACTGAAAAAGATGGAAGGCAATGCCAAGATCATTAAATTGATCGCTCGTGATGAGAACCTTCACCTTGCATCTACTCAGTTGATGTTGCGTACATTGAAAAAAGATGATCCAATTTTTGAAAAAATTGCAGAAGAAACAAAAGATGAGTGCATCAAAATGTTTGTTGATGCAGTCAATCAAGAGAAAGCTTGGGCAGACTATTTGTTTAAAGATGGTTCTATGATTGGTCTAAACGCCCAACTACTAAGTGAGTATATTGAGTATATCTGTACTAGACGCATGAAAAACGTGGACCTTGAATCTCCTTATAATGTTAAAAACAATCCTCTTCCTTGGACACAGAAGTGGATATCAGGTGCAGAAGTCCAAGTCGCCCCACAAGAAACAGAGATTACATCATACGTTTCTGGTGGAACCAAACAAGACGTATCAACAGACACATTTAAGGGATTCAGCCTATGAATATAGAAATCTGGGGGAAGGAAAGTTGCCCCTATTGCACAAAAGCAAAAATTCTTGCAGAGACCATGGGTCTCGATTTTATATACAAAGAACTTGGTAAAGACTTTGACCGCGAAGAAATTTTAGAAAGGTTCCCTGGCGCTCGTACGTTTCCACAAATTATTGTAGATGGCAATGCAGTGGGTGG